CGAATAGCAATTTTAATCGCACGTTCTGCATCTTCAACAAATAGCTCCACACGACTATATTCATCTGAGGTATGGTCGTTTAAAATCCCTAGTTTAACCAGTACATTTTCAATCATTATTTCTTCACCTTCTTAGTTGAAGGCTTTTTCGTTGCTTTCTTTTCCTCAGCAGCTTTTTGCTCAACATTTTGTAAATGTCGTCTTAACATCGCAAACCCCATTTAAACCCCTCCTTTAAGAAATAAAGAGGGCTCTAGGCCCTCGATAATTACTCATTAGCAATTTTAACTACTTTAGTTTTGTCGCGTAAGTAAGCAGCATAGTGTTTGTCTACGGCATAAACGTTAACTTTTGCTAAGATATCGCGATCAGATTCAACATTAGTATCGCGTTTTAATTCGATCCCTAATGCACCCGGTTTAACGATGTAAGCTTTACCCGCAGGTACGCGGTTAGATACAACAACCGCTGCATTGTAGATGTATCCGATTGATCCACCGATTGCTCCTTGAACGTTTGCAGAAGGAACGAACTCGGCACCTTTACGAATAGCTGTATATTCTTGTGGGTTGATGAATACGCGCATTTCTTCGTCTAAATCTTCACCAAATTTTCCGATAGCATCTGCGATAGCTTCCGCCGAAACTGCTGCAGTGTGTTTTAAAGTTGCTGTTTCTAAAGCTGTATAGCAATCTTTTTCGATTTTATCAGCGATAGATAATAATAATTGATCAGCGATTTCTGATACTGGATTTCCGTGTCCTGATAAGATAGCCTCATCAGTGATAGATACTGATTTAGCAGCCTTTTTAACTTGAACTGTTTCAGAGTCAGAGTTTAATACTACCGGTACGTCAGCAACTCCCTCAGCTAAATCTTGTGCTGAACCGATGTATTCCCATACTGGCACTGTTAATGTGTTACCTGGGCGCCCTTGTAATGTTGTTCCAACTACTGCTAAAGGTGATAATTTGATTTTGTCCACTAATTTAGCGTCGATGTACTCAGCTACTACTTGTGGATTTAATAAGTTTGATAATTTAGTTGGTGCTGTCATGTTTAAAACCTCCGTTTTAATTAGAATTTTCTTGGCGTGACCTAGCAAACTCTTCAAACGTCATTTGCTTCACGTCTTTTGGTTTTGGCGACTGCGATGCAGTCATTTTTGGTGTCGTACCTTTTGTTCGTTCAATTACTGCATTGTCTAAGTGTGATTTATAAGCTGAATCGAATTTCTCGATGTTTTCAATCGTTAACTCTTCATTTTCTGCGATGAAATACGTTGCTAAATCCGTTGGTAATCCTTTTTCGCTCGCTAATTGCTGTGCTTTGATTGTTAATTCCTTGCGTACTGCTTCACGCTCTTTTTCAGCTAACTTTTGCTCTAATTCTTTGATTTTGCGCATTTCCGGTGTTTCTTCCGGGTAACGTTTCGCGATCTCTTCGTCGATTAACTTCTCTAAATTGTTTTGCTTCCAAGTTTCTAGACCTTTATTGAAATACTTGTCTAGTTTCGGTTGCATTAACTTTTGTCCTTCTGAATTTTGTAAGTAGTTCTCAATATGAGTTGCCGTAAGCACCTCTGTGATAACGTCTTGATTTTCAGATAAGAAAGATAAAACTTGTTCTTTTGTAATTTCCATTCTTATAACTCCTTTGTGCCCTACAAGTGCCTTTGCCCAAGTAGTGCAAAATTTTAAGTATAATAAAAGGCCGTTTTTAAACGACCTCTTACCAATCTTCTAAAACGGGAATGACAGTGCTGCGGCAATTGCAATGGACGGGGGGATAATTCACGCCAACCGTTGCTTCGCTCAGTTTATAGACCTTGCCATTCTGATTTTTACATAATTTACTTGTTCGGCTGTCAATAGCAGCTAAGAACTCATATTTCTCTACAACTCCGCTATCTGCATAGCCTTTTAAATGCCCTTGATTCATAGCATAATTCGTTTCAGTACGCACAAGGCGCTCGGCTTGATAATAAAGTACGTTTAAGTCCTTTTTCAACTGCCTAGACATCTTTTGAATACTGTCACCACGAATAATACCAGCGGTTAAGTTTTGCTTGATATGCTTTACAAGAGCGTCTTTGTTATCCCATATACGATCACTAAACATCTTACCAGCATAAGGGTACTCGATAATCGTTTTTATTGCTTCGCGATTAATAACGGGAGCCATTATTCCCAACAGCTCACTCACTTCTTTATATTGTTCGGTAAATAAACCGATTAGCGTATCTTCTAGCGTCATTTGATACTCATGGGTAACTTTAGTTAGCTCCACGTTTATCGCGTCTTGTAGCGCCTGTAATCGCGTAATTTTAGCGCGTGCGTTTAGTCTATCAATCTCTATCTTGATATACTCCGAGCCAGTGTCGCGATACATGGCGTACAATTCTTCGATTTTCTGATTATATTCAGCTAAATCAATCGGTGTTAGCGTTTGAGTCACTGTCGCATAGTCAAGTTTATGATCTACTGCATATTTCATCATGAAGTCATTAACCTCTTTTTCGATACTTCTGAAAGCATCACGATATAAAGCGGATAATTCCTTCATGACCTCTTTCTCGACCTTTGTAGCGACTTTATCTAGTTCCTCTGACCGTTTGAGCCAATAGGATTTATTGCTCAAAGGTCCCCAATATTTATCGTCTTTTTTGCTCAATCCTATCACCTCTTAAAACAGTGTTTTTAAATTTCTTCATCTTCTGTAACTGGTTCATCTTTCATCGGGAATGAATAGGTTTCAAAAGCTGCTTCTTTCTCGCTATTCACACGATCTAACTCTTCTTTTGGTTTCTCGATGAATGGCAATAAGGACAACAACGTTTCATTTGAAACAATTCCATTAAGCGATGTAACCATTTGTGCAATTTCAGTAACGTTTTGAGGTAAAGCACGCGTAAAAGTAATTTTATAATTTCTATAATCAATATTTTGACCTCGCATATTTAAGACATTGACAATCAACTCTAACATTCGTTGAATTGACTTACGCCATTTAGATTCTTTTTTGTTCATCTGTTTTTCCAGTCCAAACATTTTATAAGACAGCGCCACTCCCGAAGCGTTCCCCGCAAACGATTCATCCGTAAGGTTAGGTGTAGCCGTTAACTTATGGAAGTCATTCGTTAAGCGATTTAACATATTCTGAATGTATGTATCGCTCACTGTCTTAGTTAAGAATGAAGCGTCACCGTCACCATCAACTAATAAAGTGCGGTTATTCTTCATATCCGCGATATCTTCGCTATCTGTGGCACTTAGATTTTTAAGTAATAAATAAGCATTATCGAAATATTCAATCTCATTAACACTTGATGACATGATATTCTCAATCGCATCAACAATACTGATAGCATCTTCGAACGAACCTTTGCGATGCTTATTCTCGATAAATTCAATCATTGGAATATCACCGAAATAGTTAGGCTCCTCACCTATTAAAACCGGTGTTTGAAGGTCCCCTTTGTAATAACTGATTTTATCTTTGTTATAAATCGTGATTTCAGTAAATGTTTGATCGTTAGTTGTATACTGACGATAGATAACCGCTCCGATTGGCTCTTGCTTAATGCTATTATCATAAATAACAAAACTTTCAGACGGTTTTAACGGACTCATGCGAATAAATCCATCCTCATCAATCCAAAGCACTAAATTAGCAGTTCCATGAATAGATGATAGCTCGTCTAAGTCGCTATTAACATCTTGAAAGTCGTTATACTCTAAAATATCGTTCAATACTTCCGTTTCTGCTTCATTATCGCTTGTAATCGTTAATGGCTCACCACTGAAATACCCAACACGAATACCTACCGCATGACTAGGTAAATTAGTAACTACCTTATTGTTAGGTTTTGAAGGATCTTCCATCACTCGATTTAAAATATCATGCTTACCAATGAAATAATTCTCCAACTTGCGATAACGAGCCTTAGTTTTGTAGCGATGTGTATTGATTAAGTCTAAAACCTCTTCTAGTGTAATATACTCGGAATTTGTTGTAATAACTGTCATTTGCCCACCTCCTAAAACTCGAATTTTAATCGACTTTAAGAACAACAAAAAGCCGCCTAAACAGCGACCTTTAATTTATTCATAAAATCTTCTAGTAAATCATCAACATCTCTATCATCATAGACCGACACCATTTCAACCGATTCCCAACCGACAATCTGACGAACTAATTCAGCCGGAAAGCCTAAGCGACCTAATTCAGTCGTGAAATTATGTCTTAAACAGTGAAAATAGAAATTAACATTTAGCGCCTTACCAAACGACAACGCCCAAGTCGATAACGTTTGAGCCTTCATCGGTTGCCAGTTGCCTTGTTTATCTTTATATACGAATAATTCTTCAATTTCATCCGGAACGCCTAAGCGATGGCGTTCTTCCATCCATAAATCAAAATAAGGTTTGAATTTATTGATTAATACATAGATGTAGATCATCTTTCCGTTTCTTCCTTGACCTTTAGTGCGAACTTTCTCATGCGTCTTGTAGAACATATCCATGCGGATATTTTCATCTTTAATATGAGTGTGTTTGATTCTCACTAACTCGCTTTTACGTCTACCGGATGCCCAAGCTAACGCAAAAGCACAAGCCTTTTGATATTTTTTCTGTTCTACCAGTAAATCTAAGAAATTTTGACATTGCTCATCTGATAATATCGTGTTGTCGCGTACCTTAGCCATCTTAGGCGCTTCGATTTTCAAGATGATATTGCGAAAGTTTGCCCACTTTTCTTCTTCATCTAACATTGTTTCGATATAGTTGCTTAAGCTGGATAAGGTCGCTCTCACATTCCGAACACGAGCAGGCGATAGATTCTCCGACACCATATACGTCTGAAATTTTAAATAATCATTCTTTTTTACTTCTGCAAAATCTTTGTTCTTACAATGGTTTTTACACCACACAAAGAAAATATTCAAATTGCTCCGATACACCGTTAATGTGGTATCGGCTTTTCCTGTACCCTTCATATAACTGAGATAATCCTCAATCAAATCCAAGTTATCTTGATTAACACCTTTTAAATCATCGCAATCAGCACTCATCACGCGTCTTGTCTTGCGTGTATTTACGTTTTTATAAGCCATATCAGCACCCCCGTAACATATTCAATACATCATATGTCTAGAGTGTTGATTTGATACCTATTAAAACCTAAATTTTAAATACCTAGCATTAACTTAGCTGATGTTAATCGTGCTGCACTGTATAAATCACTATATGAGTATCTAAGGGCATCCATCGTATGAGAAAAGTCATGATCGTAGCTATCTTCTATGTACTGACCGGTCTTTTTGTCTTTGAGATACACATAGTTCTCTAGTTCGGCAGCAACATTGACGCACGATTCATGGCAAATAATCTTCATATCCTGTAAGAAAGAAATACCGGCTTTAACACTTCCAGCACCCTTTTTGGCACTAACAGCATTAAATCCATTTCTTCTTAGGTAATCCACTTTATCCGGTTCAGCGCCATCACAATACATTTTTTGTTTACTGATGCCCAACTGGATAATGCCATCCTTGATTTCTTCTAAGGTAGCACCACGCTTATAAAACTCACCAATGATATAAATTTCCTTTTTGGGTTTATCAAACAGACTGACAACGACCGTTGTAGGATCAACAAATCCCCAGTCGATACCAACTCTGACTTCCAAGCCTTGCTTAATTAATTCATTGATATCAAAGTCGCTTACAACGTGATTTTTATACACAAGACCTTCAACATCCGCTCCCCAGTTACCGTCACAGAACACTCTTGCCTTATTAGGATTCGTCCGGTACATATCCTCTAAAGCCTTAACATATTCATCCGGTAAAAAAGGATTATCTCTGAATGTAGATTGAGAATAAATCGAACTTTCCGGTCTTGTAGAACCCTCGCAAAAGTCATATAACCAATGCTTAGCGCTAATCGGGTTAAACGCCATGTAAATCTGTTGGTTCGGCGCTTTCCCACGCATACGAAGATTTAACTGGTCCACGATTTCTTTAGGAACTTCATAAACCTCTTCGATAAATATATCCGTAATCCCAGCAATAGAAAGCAACTTTTCCTCATTGTCTAATCCAACAAAGATAATCTCGCTACCGTTGGGAAGTGTGATGCTCATGTCGCTTTCTTTGATACGCGTTAAATGAGTGATTTTAAACGACTCTATCACGTCTTTAAATAATTTAAAAACCGAGTTACGCATTGTTGTTCCATATCGACGACAAATCATAACTCGGCGCTTTTCTCTTAACGCTTTAATAATAATTTTTTGAGTGATGAAATGACTTTTACCACTTCCGGCGCTGCCTTTATAAATTTCCCATCGGTGAGAATAATCATTCAACAACGGAAGAAACTTAGCACTGAACGTCCTTGCGTGGATATTAAGTTGCATTGTCATCACCAACGATATTTATGTTAATCGCCACATCATCTCTGATGCCTTGATCTAACTTCTGTTTCTCCAAATCAAACTTCTTAGCCTTAAGTTCAAGTTCTTTAGCTTGTAACTCAATCTCCTGCGCTTCCTTGCGGTCTTTCCAACCATGAGGTTTACGATTCTTCAACCAAAAAATCATAGCTGTGACATTACCGTTGATCGCTGCTTTATAAAGTGCATTCTCAACTTCGTAATCCACTACCTCTTTTCCTCTTTTTAGGGCAGTCATTAAAGCCGAATGCTTGTTTTTGTACTCTTTAAGCGTTGAATATGAAATTCCTAAGTTATGCGCTATCTGTTCTTCGGTTAAGCCATCACGCGCCCAACCTTCAACTAATATTAACTTATCTTTAACATGAGTCTCGTATTTAGACTTCGCCATGACTATCACCACCTTGATACAAAATAAAAAGCCATTCCGAAAGGGAATGACTGAAAGAAAGAAAAAAGTAGAAAATAAAATTAAAAAATAATTAGAAAAGGAATCATTCAACTATGAATTAAACCAACTTTACATAAACACACTAAATACGAATGTAAGGAGACTAGCAAGTGGTTGGATTTGCACCAACTTCACCCTCTGCTTTACTAACATAAGCTACACTTGCATATTGCCACACCGTAGCATGGCATTCGAGAGACTTAAAGACAAAGTAAAGTTAAATTTATTACTCACAAGGAGATTATTATGTTATGTTCTGCTCACTCTGCTCTAGTAGGACTCGAACCTACCGCTTAGGGAATAACGCCAACCTGGTCGAGCATATTGGGACGGCTCTTAACCGCCCTCTTGGATAATATGAATTGTTTGAGGAAATTAATGCTTCGTTTACTACAGACCGCGTTGATAATCAAGAACTTATAGTAGTATGTTAGCCGTTTGCCGGAGTTGCACCGACTATTACTCTTAACGGCGTATGAGGGTTCGTCACACCCTCGCTCATAGACACAATGGAGATAACCCAACTCTTGAGTTATGTCACACAGATAAAGGTTTGAGATTATTTGATGCCATACTTAAATAACAACCACGTCCGTCGTCATATCGGACACATTAATATAATACCATATATTTCATCGACAAAAGTGACAAAAAAGGGACATTATTCATGCCCCTCTTAAATTTCTGATTTTATTTATAATCAAATCTGTATAACGTATTTAAAGTTGTTATCCAAAAACCATAGTCATTCTCCTCAAAGTCAACAACAGTGCTAGTAGTCCACCAACTACCATTTGGATATTTAATTAGTGCAAGGTTTCCAATCTCATATGTAACAGTGCAAATTCTTCCTATGCGATGTGGAGTTTTTACTTCTTTAGTTTCCCTATCTATAATATCACCTATTTTTACTTGTCCAGTTGTAACAAACTTCATACACTCACTCCTATAAATAAAATTTGTATTTTAATCACCAATATAATATCTGTATAAGCTTAACAATTCTTCATCTGTTAACTCAATCAAATCAATCATCAAACCACAGTCTGTTTCTGATTCAGAGTCAAACCATGCTTTCGCCATCTCTAATTCCATTATTCCTCCCCCTTTAAAACATCAATTTTAAATTACTTCTCAAACACGTAAAAACTATTTTGTGTTTCCACTAAAATATGACTAAAACCTTCGTCTATTGAGATAACTTCGCTTGTCCTCGTTGTTGAATCTTTTGTAGTAAATACTAACCCATGACCAACTTGACAGACTTTCAACTCACATAGTTTACCTAAATCATCAAGTATATTTCCATAACGATTACTTACTTTAGGTTCTTTTGGATTGAAATCAACAAATTTCATAAACATTTCCCCTTTCAAAAATCAATTTTATTCGCACTCGACCAAGTTTTTATCGCTTAAATTATAATTATTATAGATAAGTTCTGCCTGTTCTTTTGAAATTAATTTAGTTTTAATTAATCTCGAATGATAATCATACGTCATAAATTCATACACGTTTGATTCATTATCCACTCGTAATGCCAAGTCGCCATAAAACCCAAATTCATAACAACCATTTTTCATCTGTTCACCTCATAAAATTCTTTTCTAAGCATTACCATGATTTACTCCCAATAGCCATCTTCATAAATAGCAACGAAACGAGTTCGTGAAAAATTGTCCAATAACAGAGCTTCATCATCTTGAAAGTATACTTCAATAATTTGATACCCATTATCTGTACAATACTCATATAATTTGTCAAACATATCTTTTGCTTTTTTATTCATTACAACAACCCCTTTAAAACTATATTTTTAATCGACTTATAGCCATTTGATCCATTCCAATAATTCTAGGACATCTTTATCACTTAAATAACCAGCAACATCGCCATTCGCGAAATCTTCACGATAAGTGATATGCCAAGATAGATCATCAAAATTTAATAAAGCCATTTCCCACAGACCTTGTGCTCCTCCGTATGAGAAAGGATGTCTGACAACGGACGCTCCATATCCGTTATCAAACTTATAAATCTTTTGAACACCGCCATTAATACTTCTTTCGGCTATGATATAACTCTCCATTACTTCACCTCTTAAAATTAGTTTTTTAATAAACTAAATTCCCGAAATCGCAATCCATCTCTTCTAAAAACGATATCAAACCATCTTTTGTGTTAGGAACCTCAACCTCTCCTGTTTTAATCATTTCTGCAGCTTCATTTACTTGCTTAATCGTTTCATCTGATAAGTTAGGATTTACCCTCGGAAGTCCAACACCATTCGCATTAACGTCCATTAAAATCGTACGTCCACCTTCAAATTCACCATTAGCATAGGCATTGATTTGATCGTATGCCGCTTGTCCTAGATATTTCATAGCGCTAGTTAATATAACTGATTTCCCGTTAGTCAATAATCCTTCGTCGTATTGGTCTACATCGACACCAACAATAAAGACTTCATTTCCATCTTCGGCTCTTGTCTTAGCTTCATTAATTGCGCCAACACCGACACCGCCAGCAGCCGCAAATACAACATCAACGCCTTTATCATACATCCCTGCGGCAATAGCTTTCCCAGCATCTAAATCGGTGAATGTCCCTTGATAGATATAATCTGTCACTTCTACATTTGTCCCTAAACAATTGTTAGCATACGCAATCCCAGCAACGAATCCCCAACCTAACTTCTGAACCGCTGGAATTTCCATTCCACCTAAGAAAGCAACCTTGTTTGTTTCAGTTTTTAATGCTGTCGCAATTCCGGCTAAAAATGACGCTTGTTGCTCTGCAAAGAAAATTGAAACTGTATTATCTGCCACCTCATACACCGGGTTTCCCTCGGCGTCCGCCCCTACAAGTGGTTCGGCATCAATCGCAACAAATTTGATCTCCGGATGCTTCTCTTGCGCTACTCCTAACGCTTCCTCAAACTTAAATCCTGGCAATACCATCACTTCTACACCAGTCATCGCTAAATTATCAATCGCTTCTAAATAATCCTGTGTCGTCTCGCCTGTTGGCATTAGATACTGAACCTCTGCGCTTGGATTATCTTCTTTGTACTCCAACACGCCTTCCCAAGTTCCTTGATTGAATGATTTATCGTCAATCGTACCTGCATCTGTTACCATTCCAACTTTAATCCCTTTTTCTTCTGTTCCTTCTGTTTTGGTACAAGCGACTAACCCTAAAGTTAGGGCGGCCGCCATTGATAATTTCATTAATTTGTTCATTTTCATTCCTCCTATTCAAAAACTTCATTCAATAATCTTTCTAATTCTTCGCGACCTTTTTTTACTTTACGTTTAATCTCGCGATCGCAAAATCCCAACTCTTCTGCGACAAACTCAACACTTTTCAATTCTAAATATCGCATTTTTAAAGCATTAGTTTCAGCCGGCATATATTGCTGCATTAATGATAAGGCCCTTTCGATTGCTGCTACCTCTAACCTAACCGCCAACCATTTCACTCTTAATCGATCTTTTTTTAGCATCAATCTTTCGTATTGCTCTTCTAAACTCATTCGCGGTCCTGGAATATCGTCCGTAATCACCTTAGCTTTAATTTTAGGTTTTTCTAAATACTCCAATTGTGACTCAATCATTGCTAATTGTTCTTTTTTACATTTGTAAGTTCGTAAAGCCTCAATCGCGTTTATTGCCACATCCGTTCCCCCTTTAAGAGTTATTTATCTTTCTTTACCATTACTGAAATCTTTTTTCGCCCTTGCAATTCTCAACATCAACTCTGCACATATAGCTCCTGATCTCGTGATGTCCGCATTATCAGACCTAAGCCCATAGCGATTCATAAATGCTAATTGCCCCTTAGTGACAAGGATAAGGTTATCTAAATCAAAGTTTGTTGAATCACCATCACCGAACACTACAGCTGAACCCTTAGGTATCGGCCCATAGTGTTTCTCATAAAGATAGCGGTGCTTAGGCATCCAAACTTCTTGTCCTTCGAGATTTATTGTTTTCACCTGGATATATCCGTGTCTTTTTCGTTCACTCCCTAACGCTAGATAGTTCGGATTTTCTTTTCCGCCTTTAAACTTTGTGCCGTCCCCTTTCTTCGCGCCACTCATACTTTATCCCTCTAACATTCCAGGTAGCTTTTTATTTGCATCCAATATCCCATCTTCAAATTGTTTTGCTTTCAAAACCAAAGCCCCATTTTCTATGATTCGAGCAGCGATTCCAGCCACAGCGCTAGCCCTCATAATTTCCTCTTTCAATTCTTCACCCTTGATTTCCTCATCTCCTAATCTTTCAAGCTGTGCGAATAAATGATTGTTTAAATCTCCTAATGTGTTCTTCATTTCCTCTTCCTCCTTAAAATAACTATTCTAATCTACTAATTGAACGATGTAGTGCGTATTCCAACCGTAGTAAGTTTTGTCTTTGAAATCTTTAAGTTCAACTTTCATCCCTAACCTAGCAAACTCATCAATAATTCCGTCAGCTTTAAATTTCTTTGACACAATCGTATTTCCGAATTTTTTCATAGCGACAACTTGGAATCTTTTTAATTTCACTTTTTGCTTAGTTGCCGCGATCTCCGCTTCAAGTTCTTTTGATTCTCTGAGAAGTTTTGCTTTTTCTCCGCCCATTTTCCCTTTTTCAGATGGCGTTAGTACCATTTCTTTAGGAATTGAAATCCCTAATTTAGCTAACTTGTTAGCCGTTTGGACACCGAATCTACCTTCGCCCTTAGCTAATTTAGAAATAGCGTTTGGCGACACCCCCGAAAGTTTAGACAACTCTCTTTGCTTCATATTGTGTTTTTTCAAATATTCCTCAACCGTCATCGGCTTATCCCCCTTTAATAGCTATATTCACAATTACAAGCCACTTCGCCACTTTCAATCTTCCCTAGATCCTCAACTGGTGGCACAAAATTAGCTTCGTAAAAATCTCTCAACTTACATTCGTTACGGTTTTTAGTACAACCTTTACACTCAGCGTATAACTTACCATCAATTAACGAATGAAACTCACCAAGCGTCAACGTACGCTCACCGCATTTTGATAACATCTTTTCTAATTTTTTGATTTGATAGTCATCAGCTAAACGCAATTCCCATCTATTCAATCGTTTATCTAGTGTGCTTTTTGTCTTTCGATCCAAATTGTCCTTGATGAAACTCTCGAAAAATTTACGCTGATAGGTTGTTGCCATTTTCAAATACTTAATCTGTTCTTTTGTGATAATTCCGCTTTGTTGAAACTTTTCCCAAATCGGTACGCAGTCGCCAACTCCTGTTAGTGAGCGCATCCCCATCAATAACTGATGAGTAGCGCCTAACATCATGATTTGATTCATTTCCTCTTGACGAAGATATCCGCGTTTGACCTTTCGTTCTCTTAAATTTACACCATCTGCAAATGCGGTTCTTTCCATTTTTATTTCCTCCCTTTTTTAACTTTAACCTTTCCGGCCTCTGATCGACTCCTAGACTCAATGCCGCACCTAGACATCATCCCTAAAATCCCCTTATGCGAAGCCCCGTACATATCAGCGATCTGTCTTGAACTCTTCTTTTGGTTAACGTACAAGTCAAATAATTCTTCTTCACTGATTTTTAAAGAAGTTTTAAATTTCACATTTTCTCGCGCATGGCGATTATTTTCCGCTTGCTTGCACCACTCTAAATTTTCAACTCTGTTATTCTCTTTATTGCAATCTTTGTGATTTACAGTCAAATTTTCTGAGTTATCATTAGGAATAAACGCTTTAGCTACTAACCTATGGACGCTCTCTAGTTTTTTAACGCCATTTACCGAAAGACTAACCCTTAAATAACCATTCGTCTCCTTCTTGGTTTTCAAAACTTTACCTTTTATCACATGATGTCCGGATCCGCTTTTTTTAACTCTATCAAGCGATCTGACAGCTCCGAGATTACTTACTTGATAGTAACCTTCATAGCCGACCACATCTTTCCAAATCTCCATCGAACCACCTCTTAAAATGGTAACATTTCGTCACTAATGTTAATATTTGAACTAAAATCCCCGCCGTTCATCCAATAACTTCCTGGATCTTGTTGTTTTTTCTCATATCGCACTTCTGCCACCGTTCGCTCCTGTTGTTTTGAACCTAAAAATTCAACCTCGTGTGCTACAACCTTAGTAAAAGTTCTTTTTTGTCCATCAACTTCGTAATTTTCAACCGAGATGCGCCCGACAACGCCAATTTTGCTACCCTTTTGTTGGAACTTAACTAGGTTTTCAGCTTGTTTATTCCAAACTTGCACCGGAATAAAGTCCGTTTTATCCCCGTATCCATTGACCGCTAAATTAAATTGACACACGGCTTTACCGCCTGTAGTTTGTTTTAACTCTAAATCTGTACTGATATTCCCGATTAATGTTACATTGTTCATTTTTATACCTCCGTTAATCTGACTCTCACTTCTGCATTTTCTGCATAATATTTTTTTACAAATAGTTCAACCACTTGCTTGTCATCTTGGTAAGCTAATCCATTCAATGAGTCTAAAATGGACTTTGCTAAATTATCGCAATCCGGCTTAACCGTCGGTCGTATCGTTCCTTCGATCTTAGCTTTTTTCTTCGTCTTACTGTCAGACTTAGGAACCGCGACTAACACTTCAATTTCGGCTCTGACTTGATTTTCATAGGGCAACCACCCAAATTGATTGGCGTAATCTGAATAACACATTTTAACGTAATTCTCGTAAACCAACGTTTCTTTTGGTGTGTATACAATGCCTGATCTACCCATTCTAGGTCTTTGTTTGGCTTGTGCCTTGCCAGGAATTTTAAACTCTCTCATCTTTCCCCACCACCAGTTCTAAAATTTTAGGATGAACTTTGCTCGCGTCTGTTCTAGCCTTATTGAACACATCAAATTCACTAACATCAAATCCTAAATCGATAGCTATTTCCTTGAACCAAGCCGGAATTTTTTTCTTTTCTTTCCAAAGGTTGTAAGTATTACTTCTAACACCGAATAATTTACAAAATGGATCAAGCGTAATCCCGTTAGTCCTTAAGAAGTTATCGATTGTCCCTTTTTGGTTGTCGTTCTTGATATCCATTATGATATCTTCTTGGCTTTTTTTTCGGTTTCTAACTATTAGCCCCTCATACTCCTCTAGGGGTTTGTCCGCATTTTTATCCCATTTGATCTTTGTGCAAAATTCAACTTTAGATGTATAGTATGGGATGTTCTTATCTTCTAAAATACTTGTTATCAACTCTAACTGATCCCTATTCAGCGCATAGAGTTCCCCCTCTTGGCTTATTCGCGTGAAATGGTCAGTGTCATACTTCACATAAATTAAATTATTCATCTCCGCTCGCATCTCCTATCCCTAGTTTTTAAATAAATCTCCGGTCCTATATCTGCATCAAAATTCAATCTTCTAAGTTCATAAACTTTCTTCATCTTTTCCTTGTATGCTAAGTAAGGTTCGCAATAACTATGGCAATTAAAACGTCTCTCAGTGCAATCTTTACACTTACGAAATACCATTAAATCCCCAGCTTTCTTATTGTTTTTTCATTCACTTTGATACCATCGACTTTATATTTAGCGTTAAATGTCTGCCAACCTATCGTGTGCGTTTCCTGGTGATGTTCGGCACACAATGCGATTAGCCTTAATTTTGTATGATCCACTTCATTTCGATTTCTACCACTTCCAACCGCATCGACATGATGAATATGAGCGTGTTTTTTGCCACATACAGCGCATTTACGGTGGACTAGGCATAAATATAGATAATTGTTTATTTCTCGCGCTAAAACGACTGTATTTGCGTTTAACGGGATATCCCACTCAAAACAAAACTCTAAAATATATTCGATAAAGTATCTCGCTGTCGTCATGTCTACATTTGACAAACTAAAATACTCTCTATCTTCTTTAATCATGAATCCTACTTTTAGGACATTCTCTTTCAAATCTTCAACATCATGCCCCGTATAGTCGCTAATATCTCTGCATAACGCATAAATCTTCTTACGTTGATCGCTCGATATCCTTCTACCGTCGTCAACTCTAATTTCCCCGTACATAACATCCGCTAAAAATCTCTCGTCAATTAACTCATTAGGGATGTGACATTTAAGCCACGCTCCCCTCGAATCCTCTTGATAATCCCAAAATATAGCTTTAAGCATTTTTATCAGGCTTTTGGCTCAACATTTCAATCAATTCTTTAGCTTGTTTATCGCTCAACTTGTCGTAAGCGTCCACGCCGTAAGCAGTTTTGACGTGTTGTTGCACTGCAACTTCATTAACGTATTTTGTTTCGATTAATTTCATGATCTTAGCGGCGTTGACATTTGCTTTTGTCTTGCTTGGTTTATCATCTTTTCCGGTCGTTGCGTCTAATCCATCAGACTCTACAATCTCAAAAGCATTAACCCACAAATAACGTCGTAAATAAGTTTGTACCGCTCCTAAGTTCTGCACGTCATGGCACCCCTTAAGATTTGCATTACTCATTGGAGACGTAAAAACTAATTTCTCATCCGTGTTCTCAGCATTTACGATTGTTAATGTTGCCATGTCGTTATCAAAACTGATGTTGCTACAAAGATTATATTTTTCTAATAAACTGTTGATCGTTGGCAAGAAATCACCTAATTCGAAATAATGATAACCAGCGAATTTGTTATGTCCCGATTTCTTCAACGGTTTTTCTTGAAACTCACAACGTGCTTTTTGCATTTTACTGTAAATATTGTTCATACTCTCTACCTCCTACAAAATCACTTCGAATTTAGGGACAAATACTTTCCCATCTTTTTTCTGCGTTCCCATTAAGTGGATGGTTAAGTCATAAACTTCAACATCCCCGAAATTTTTAACAACATAATCATTTTCGATGCAGTAGCATTTGCCGTCTTTCCAAACATATAGAAACTCATCACGCATTTTATTCAACTCTACAACTTGGCTTAATGTTGGTTTGCTCATTATTTATCCCCTCCGAAATCTATTTGAATTTCTGTCGCAACCGCATGAATAAAAAATTTAAGGCTAGGGCATTTTTCTGTTTGCCCAAATAGATGTTTATATATATCCGTATCAGCCAAATAAGTGTTCTCGATCGCCCATCGACAGTTTCGATCAAAGCTGCAATATTTAACTTCACCTTCCGGATAAATCGATTGATAAATTTCTTTCATCATCATAGGCTCACCCTTATCAACGACCATTAAAATCGCTTTTGCCAATTCGTTAAAACCTTTATTAGCCGGGTTCACACCTAAATCCAACAACATTTGTTTAACCACGTTCTTCATTGTTTTTTCTCCTAATTTTTGTTTTTATGAATATTTAACTCTCGACTTGCACATAATAAACGTGTAAAATAATTACGTTATTGTTTAACTAAAGCGTTGCAGCGCCTTAGTTAACCCCCATGTGAGCAAGAACCGTAATAAATTCGACGTAAGTCATCGGCTTAAAGAGATGTTGCAGCATCTCATTATTGCTGATGGCTTTTTGCTTTATCGCAATAATGTCAACGATCAATGTTTTTAACTCAATTTCATTTTTTCGACAGTAGCGCAAGAACGCTGCATCAAACTCTAAATCACTTGAAGTCCAAAAATCGATAAACCCGACCACACGTTTAGCCATTACTCCGCTTGGATGAATACCAATTTTGAATAAAGCCGTTTCCCCGTTTGTCATAAAACCACCTCATCTTTAAATCTATAATTTCTCTCTTCATTGCGACCGATTTGCACCATAAAGCGATTGGTCGCTTTTTGTTTCATACGTCCAGCTATTGCTTCATCGATTTGTCGTAACTCACTGATTAACAATTCAGATGATATGATAGTCACTAAATCATTGTTGTAACGATAATTGATTAATCTGAAAGCATAATTTAAGTCTGCATCTGTGAACTTCCCTTTTAGGAAATCGTCAATATATAAGACTTCTGCTTTTGAATACTCATTAAAGTAATCATCACGATCTGCGTCATAACTCATTCGCTTCAACTTATCTACGAAGTCATTCCAAATCATGTATTTAACTTGAACATATCTTTTTTTATCTTCGTCATAGTGCGTCATTCGTTCATTACAGATGGAAGAACAGATATGCGTCTTACCGCATCCACTCTGACCTAGCGCTAAAAACCATTCTTTTGACTTCTGAGCATTCAAAATGTAGTCCTTAGCCTTTTCCTTCATCTCGACTTGAAATGGCTCTACGGCGTCAAAAAACCGCAATTTATGGCTTAATAATTCTTTCATGCCGCTTTCTTCGGCATTTTTTTTAGATTTACGGACTTTCATACACTCACAATCATCGATATATGATGTGTCGTTATCTTTGTCATAGTAAGTGATAAAACCCCTATTTAGGCATAGATCACAATCAAAATCTTTTAAATTGCCTGTGCGTTGATTATCTAACTCGACTAATTGCTGAGTGATTGTCTTTTCTCCTGCATCGTAACTATCTGTAAGTTTAGAATCCCAATCGATCTCTTTAGATAGCTTTAAAGCTAGTTGAGATAAACTTTTCATTTTTTCCTCCTATAAAACCTTTAACCCACATGAATCAATGTATGGTCCTGTTTGTTTAGTCGTCGTTGTTTTTGAATTTAAGTAGCTTTCAAACTTTGTCCCAAATAAAGTTTCCGGCCTTAGATATTCTTTCATCTTCTGATCTCGTAGCCAGTCGTTACATTTGTTATCAACGACTTGCTTAAAATCATTTACTGTAAATCCTTCTGCGAGTCTTGCTCTAATATGACGCTGAGTAACTTTAGATGTATGTTTGAAATTTTTATTAGTTTTTTGATTTAGATATTGAACAATTTCTTCGTATGGAAGAGGTGTCGTTGAGCTCTGCTCGACAATATCTTTTTTATTACTTGTATTACTAAATGTATTACTAAAGGATGTATTATTATCTTCACGATTTTCCGAATACCCCTCTTCGGTTTTTCGAATAGGGTTGTCGATATTTCGAATACCTCCGTCGATATTTCGAACACATCTAATAACCCTTCTTGAAATAGCTTTGCTGCCCTCTTGGTAAATGTAGTCTATTTTGATATATCCTTTTTTCTCCAAAGATTTGATAATCTCTGAGCAACGATTCTTAGATAGAGAGAAGAATTTAGAGAAGTGTTCGTTGCTGGCAAAACAACCATCTTCATTATCTAAACTGTCGATTTCAACCAGGATTAGCTTTTCCATTACTTTCAAATCCGTGCTCAACCAAATCTCTTTAGGAATCCAAACCCCTTTAAAATCTCTTTTTTGCATCACTTCACCCCTTTATTCGTGAAATATTCCCTTACTAACTCATCTCTTTCAGATTTCCACTCTGATATTTGCTTCTGATATTCGCTTAAACATCGTTTTTCGTCGATATAAAGCGTCAAAAACTCTCCCTCGACATCTTTTTCAAGAATGTAATTAGAAAGGCTCAGAGCGTCTAAAAATGCGATTATCGTATCCCCTAGCAATTCATCGATAGGTAACTTAATAATTTTTGGTGATTCTTCGTTCAATAAACCTTTCTCGATTTCATCTGCTACTGCGTTATTGATAGTCTTTTCGACATACTTAGTCATCGGTAAATCCTTTACTCTCATGTTTAATCCTCCTCAACGAACACATTCGCGCAAAGCCAGTTGTAAATTACTAGTCTCTGACGTTTTGGGAATGTTCTGCACACTAAGATAAGTCCGACTTCTGCTGCCTTTAATAACACAGCGAATAACGCCAGTGCAGCTAATAAGTACAATAAATCTCCCATTTTAAATCCCCCTAAATCAATTTCGATAGTTTGTTAATACAAAACTCAAGCGATTCGTTTTGAAATGTTACAACTTTAAACCCTGCCATAAATGCTGCGATCCATTCGCCATCCCTTTTCTCGATAGTTCCCACTTGTTGATGTTGGCGGTAGATTTTGAAGCCTGTTACTGATTCACGCACACTTTCATAAGCAACAATACTTAAATCTTCCCAACTCATTTCTAAGCCCCCTTGCTTTCTTTAAATTGACTAGCCATTGAATAACCGATGATGATCCCAGCCAGTTGATCCTTTTGTTCCTTTGGCACAATTTCTAGTGCTTCAAAAATTTTCGACACAATGTTTGCCTTTTCTTCAATCGTCATCTTTTCACCCCGTTTTGTAGCTTTTTTCGTTGTTCTCCGTCGCTACATTTTGTATTCTACACCATTTTTTGTTGTTTAACAACACTTTTTTTTATTTTTTTTGAATTTTTTGTTGTTCAACGACATATAATAATGTATTATGTACTAAGGAAAGGTGATAAAATGAAAAATAGAATTAGAGAGTTGAGAAAAGACTTAGGTTTAAGTCAAGAAAAGTTTGGCGATATGGTTGGCGTTACTCGCAGTCATATCGCTTCGATGGAAAATGGGAAGGCACTCGCAAGTAAACGTGTGATTGATGACATCGCCGAAGCTTGTAAAGTTAATCCCGAATGGATTGAGTTCGGTACAGGCCCAAAAGATAAAACCCCAACACAACAAGAAGAACTAGCTTACCTAATGGGTGCTTGTTTAGCAGATGGCGACGCATTTAAAACTAAAATAATTAAAGCTATGTTGACCTTAGAGGATGAAGATTGGAGATTTATAGAAAGACTGGTAGAAAAAATGACAAAATAAAAAAGGCTGAGAAATCTCAGCCTTTTTTTAATAACCCTAAAATGAAGTTGTAAATAGTGTTTAATTTTGAAACATCATCAATTCGAGTAATGACTCCAATTATTTTTTCTACCATTAAAAACCATCCCTTTGTAATCAATTGTCCCTTAATCGTACAACGTTTATCCCCAAAAGGCAAACATATGTTCTATTTACCAAAAATTCAGTACGATTTGATAAAATTATACAATACTTTTCCAAAAATGACAATTTTATTGGTGATTGCGAGAGTCGGGTTGTTTAAGCAACTAAAAGAGAAGTTTCATTTTTTCTTCTAATTCTAAGCAATAGTCGATAAACAATTTCACTTTTGCTGCGTCATCGCATTTTGCGCTGTATACTTCGTCATTAATTTCTAATGTTATTTTAATCGTAATAATCTTCTTCTCTTAAAACTTAGATTTTAACCAACTGCTAACGAATCTCGTTTGTTATTCTAAACCGTTTAATATCTTTTCGTAATCAATCTTTTCGCAAGTAGCTTCTTTTATTTTTATTTGTTTTAGTTCATATTCTTCTATTTTCTTTAAAGATTCATCATCTAAAAAATATTCTAAACTGTCAAAATAGAAATTCATTCTTAATTTTTTAAGCCTTCCTTCTAACTTATCATCAAAATCATCGACATATAGTTGACTTAATTCCAAATCTATTTGAGCAAAACTTAATTCTAGCGCTAGCTTAATCATGTCTTGTTTTGTAATCATTATTTTACTCCTTCATCATATGATCTATCCAGTTTAGTAAATATTCTTTTTCTTCATCGCTTAATTCATCCCAGTTAATATTATTATTAAAACTGTTAATATTGTTATTGTTTATATTAGTAGTGTAATTTCGCGTCGTGGAAATTTGCGTCATGGAATTTTTCCATGATGGAGAATCTACACTACGGGAGTTATCCACAGGGTTATCCACATTTTTTTCCTTTTTTTGGATATTTTCTGTTGATAACTCAATATTTTCTTCGCCGTTGTGTAAATTCTCCACTACGGTTTTTTTAGGGTTCGTATTCAGTTTGTAGATGTTATTATCAAATTTGTTTCCTTCTTTCTTTATCTTAACAACAGTGATATATCCAAATTCTGTTAGCAAATCAAAATGTTTGTAATATGTTTTGTTAGATATATTTAAGTCATACATGATTTGCGACACTTTAGGAAATGCAGTCGATCCGCACCCGGCGTATGAGCAAAAGTAAGCATAGATAGCCTTAGCTTGCGGAGTTAATCTTCTATCTTTCATTACTAGTTTAGGTATCGTTCCATAACCTTGCGCATTAACTCCTTCAACTAATAATAAGTTTTCAAATTCTTTTTCTTTCATAATAAAAAGTCCTCCTGGTGCTATGTTTTAGTAGCAAACAAAAGGACTCCACACAAAATTTCAACCAAACAGAATAAAAGTCTTGCAAACTGGTTAAAATGATATTATAATTACTAGCGTAAAACAAAAGGAATTAATTACGCTAGTAATTAATGATATACGTGTTTAGACTTCCACTCGGCTGCCAAACTTTGTGGGAGTCTTTTTATTTACTAATTGAATGATATCAAATAATGTCGTATTTTACAATAAAAAATAAAAAAGGGTTATCCATGCTTTCGGATAGCCCCCTTTTTATATTATTCTCATTTTTTGTTATCGTATGCTCTAATTAATGCAAATTTTATTTTCGAAAAATTGCTAAAGTCTGTTTTGATTGTTATCGGTTGAAATTCATGATTATTTTTGTGATTAGTGCATGAGATTATCAACAATGGGTATGGCAATACGGTAGTTAGTTTTTTGTTTTTTTTAGCTTCTAAAACTTTCAAATAGGCATCTCCATTTGTGAATCCTTTTGTATTATCACATTCAACTAAAGCAGATACTATGTTTGTTCCAAATCTAAAGATGATGTAAATATCCGGTCGAATGCCATACCCTTTCTCTAACTTTTTAAACTCAGTTTCTATGCTTATCACTTCAAATTCGTTGCAAAAACACATCAAAAAATCAGTAATCAGTAATTTGTGTTCGATTTTGGTTGGCTTTTTACCCGCGTAATAAACAAAACTTTGGTCAATATGATCTCTATAACGCTTAATTTGTTTTAGTTCGTGAGCCACTTTAAGTCTATTTTGAGCAACAGTTATTGATGACTTAACGTTATTGGTTGGAGATTTGTAAAATAGCATAGCGGCTTGTTTTGCGGTGATTAATAACGAAGTATCTTCTAAAAAATTAATCATTTTGATGTCTCTTGATGTTAAATATTTTTTTCCGGCCATATCAATCCCTACTTTCTAGCTTTCTTAGTCAGTAGCTGTTGATACTGTTTATCGTGATAAGCTAATTGCGTGTTCAATTCATCGTACCACTCGTCACTTAACGGATCATAATCACCAAAAGTATGCGACTCCTCATATTCTTCTACCAATTGCGAAAGCCCTAACTTAGTTGCGCATGGTTCGCAAAAATCAGACGTTCCAAATTCGTAGCAAACAACACGATGAACGCGTTGACCACAATGACGACAAGTTCTATACATAACAATCCTCTCCTATTCTGCAAAAGCATCAAAAATTTGTGACTTAGCTTTTTCATCAGCTTTTTCTTTGTTAATGACTTTAGCTTCAAGTGTTGTTCTTTTATTCTTAGCGCAAACCTCACGTATTTTTTCTTCTGTTGTCCAAAAAGTTTGAAATCTTGTTAGTTTATCAGTTTTGACAATTCCTTGACCTACTGCGTTAATGTCAATAATTTCAAGACCTTTCTCTTCGATGATATTACGACTCTCTTGTTCGTTTGATGTTCTTAAGCCGATTCTTAAACCACAGTTACAAGTGATATTTGTCGGTATAACGCTATCTGTAGGACGTTGGGTGCAAAACATTAGATGGATACCTACCGCTCGGCACATTGAAGCTATTTCAGCCATAGTGCGATAGGCGGTCTTTTGGTTGAATATTAAATCCTCACTCGTAGCATCTTTTCGGTTAGGTGGGGATGCCGGAAGTGTCATGAATGAAAATAATTCATCGATGATAACAAAGATAAAGGGGAGTCTGTCTTTTTTATTAACTTTAGAATTATAAGATACTATTCCAGTTACATCTGCATCTTTTACTAGCTTTAACCTTCTAAACATTTCTTGCTTGATATCGAGAAGCTCTAATATAGTTTCTTCAACATTACTAGACATAGCGGCTAAATGTTTAATGTTCTTAAATGTATTTGCTTCCACCCCACCCTTGTTATCTAAATAAATAATTTTAAGTTGGTCGGGTGTATAATTTTCAATCAATTGACACACAATAGATTTAACAAGCACAGATTTTCCCGAACCGCTCGTCCCAGCTCCCAATATATTCGGAATTGTTTTGGTGAGATTAACTGTCACAGGACCATCTAAAGACATACCCGTTGTGATGTATAGATGATCTGTGTCGGGAATAGGCACAACTTTAAAAGGGTATTTTTTCGCATTCATCAAGTGGCCCTTAAACACCTTAACTCTGTAATTTTGATTATCGTATAGAATCTCTACATCGTTCTTAAATACATTCTCAATTGCGTATTCTAACTTAAGTAAGGAATTAATGTCGCACCCACTTGGGAGTTCAATCCCAAATAGGGTGTAAGTCTCATACTCTTTCAACCACTTCACATAGGCAAATTCCGGTTCTTCTTTTTTATTACAAAGTCGGACCGTTTTGAATAATTCATTAAGCTTTTTTTTATCATCTTCTTCACTATTTCGATTCGTTGCGAATCCCAAACCATACGCAAGTGCACCGGCAGCTATAACGCCAAGCAATAGACTCATTTTTAAATCCCCCTTTTTTTATTTTCTACGAATAATTTTTTTAAAAATGGGCAGTTTAATAAATTCGGTCGGGGCAACCACGCCCCTCCCTCTTTATTAAATGCGCTTCGCTATTTATTGTCGTATCAACCTTTTTATGCTTCGTTTCGTTGGTCCAGGACAAGATCCTAACCAAAGTGCTACCAATCTTGGTTCAATATTTATCACTTAATACAATATATGCTCAAAAGTCTTGGTTAGTACCAAGACTTTTACTTTTGCGATGATTTAATCATGTTCATCAATTTATTGCCGTCTACCATTTGTATTCCAATCCTTTTTGCTGCGCTTTTTGCATCATTTGTGAAATCGGAAGTCGTGACATAAATCCCTTTTACATCTTTGCCGCCGAGCACACAAGCGCCCACAAAATCCCTCATTTTATTAGAACTAATCGGGCGTGAGTATCTTTTGCATTCGATATAATACGTCTGCCCGTCTTTGGTGGCGACAATATCTTTCCCACCGTCGCCTGTTCTTTTCGTCTGTTGCACTGAATACCCCATACTTTTGTATAGTTTGGCCACATAAGTTTCAAACTTGAACGGATCCATGCGTTTTAAATCGCTAAGAGACATATATTCAACTCTTGATCTGTCCTTCCAAAATAAAATATCTTTATATACAATCACGATAAACATTAACAATACACACAAGATTATTATTGCTATCGTGTAAAGAGCGCCGCTCATAAAACCACCTCTAGTATATGTTGGCTAGGTTTCGCAACATTTATACATTTAAAATAGGCTTTTTAAACGCAAAAAGCACCTGGATAAACCAAGTGCTTAATCATTTTTTCTTTTATCGTTATAGATGTAATTACCAATCTTTCAAAGCATTTTGGCTTTCAACAGGCGCTTCGGTTTGTTTTTCAACTGCTTCTCCAACATCGCCAACCGCATCAATTAATGCTTTCAGCGCAAATGATGAAAAGTTGCGTTTCTCATCATCAGCCGCTTTCATGATTTTCTCTAATAACATTTCGTCACCTTCATAAAAAGTGATTGTTTTCTTGCTGATTATTTTACGAGCCATGTTGTATCACCCCTTGATTAATGAGAATTTATAGAAACCTCTAGCATTTGCGATCTGCGCATCCGGATAAATCACTTCATTTTCTCTTAATTCTATGTGATCTTTCAACGCTAGCGCTCCGCCGCCAGTGTAAATGATGCGATCATAGTGGGCCGGATTGATTCCGCTGCGTCTAATCGTTGCCGACAACTCATTAGCTACCGCTTTTTTCACAACGTCTAATTCGTTTTCTAAATTAAATGTTTTCCCATATTTTTCGATAACAGGAGATATTTCGTTCGTTACATCGGAATGGGTGAAATGATAGTCTGAACCTTGATATTTAGCGTTTGCTTGGCGTATAAAGCCATTTACGATATCCATACACCCAATATCATCGCCAGCAAGTTTGTCGATTTGTAGGCCGTTTGTTGCAAGAATATCGGTCGTTGAGTATCCGATATCTACGATGACGTAGCTGAATTGGTTCCTGTTGTTTACAATTTGTAATTTCTCGTTAAATACAAAGTCACATAAAGTCCCAAGAGGCTCGCAAACGATATTTAATTTTACAATATTGATTACGAACTCTTCTTTTTCTCCGTTTGTAGTAACGTACAACACGTGTCTACCGCTTAGGTATTTAGTCATCTTCTCTTTTAATGTTGAATTTTCAAAATCTCTACACGGAACACCGATCGTTAACGATACATTTCTATCAGTAATAACTTGTGAAATTGCGATAAGCATTTCTAATAAATAATCTTCCGTTAAGTATCTTTTAGATGAACGACCACCGCTACTGATGCCTTTGTCATCTAAGATATACTGTTTCCCTTCGTATTCATACACGACACCAAGATCGCCTAGCACATTAAATTCGATTCCAGTTAGTTGTTTCACTTTATTAGGATAAGTTATCTCTGTGTCATTAGAAACTACCTTTATAAAGCCGTTTGCTACTTCTAGCCCTATTTTTTGAGCCATAGTATCACTCTCCTTTTCTGTCCTCTACACTATATGACGATTAGAAGAAAAAATCAACCGAAATCTTCTAAAAACTTATAAAATCTTCTGACAACTTCTAAAAGAAGGTTCAATCTTATAATCACCTATTTTATAAGTAATAAACTTTTAATTTCGGTTTTCAACTTATTTTTTCTTAAAAAAACTTATAAAAACTTCTAAAAGAGGTTATTTTCTTCTGCGTTATTGCATATACTATACTATAAAGCGAAAGGGAGTTGATGATGATGAAAGTTAATTTCTACGGTGAGGTATTAAAATTAAATAAGGTGAACGATAATCTATGGATCTCAAACGTTATTGAGGAAGATGTGTGTTTAGTATTTCAGCGTTACGAAGGTTCTTGGGATCACGGTTATTACACTTTAGATGAAATCGAAAACTTTTAAGGAGTCGGCTGTATGCCGATTCCACCTTTAAACCATAACTAAAGGAGTGAGTTTTATGGAAAAATGGGATTTTGAAAAAATTGACTTTGAAGGTTGCTTAAATACATCAGAAGCCGTTGAGAAATATCTTAGTTTTAAAGAGAATACACCGAAAGAGTTTATGCCATGCCTAGACTGGTGGTTCTTCTGTCACGTTGCGGATTATATTTCACATGATCTATACGATTTATATCATGAAGTTAGCAAGAAGTTAGTCGATTAAAAATACTTTTTTAATTGCATTTTATAAAAATTAGTGGTTTTATTGATTACGAAAGGATGATAACGATGATGAAATTGAGCGAAGTTTTAAAAAAATTAGAAACATACTCTTGCTTTAGCGTTCAAATTAGATATGGCGCTTTTAGTTCAATTATAAGGGACACTTGTACGAATCAATTCCGAGAGCGAGGTATGGATTTTACGTTCCACACTGGTGATTCTTTTTTCGCGTTCCCGAACGTTAAAAGATTTGTCTTTGATGGAGCAAGAAACCAATATGTCGCTGATTATTGCGACTTGAGAATCCGAATCTATGACATTAAATAAAATAAAAAAAAGAGGTAGAAACGGAATCGACCGAATCTACCTCTTTTTACTAAATCTTCATCTGATAGAGATTTTTATGTGATATTTGATTTTTTATTATATTTAGGCTAATGCCTATAAATATATTATAGCATATTATTTAGTCTTTTTATAAGCTAAATCAGTTGAAGTTACTGTGTCGTAACCGGCATTGTGAACCGTTTGATTGTCCGGAGCTGATGTTTTACACCACAGAACATCCACCGGGTTTAGAGTTGAATCTGTTCCGCTCTTTAGTACGCTATTTGATTTCGATGTTTGAGGTGTGTAATTAGGATGTTTGATGTCGTGATCAACTTCGATATGTAAGTGCGCTCCGCTAGATGCACCAGTATTTCCATAGTTGCCGATCACGGTATCTTTCATTACTTTTTGCCCAACTTTTACACTAATGCTATCTAAATGATAGTATCGCATAGCGATATCGTACCATTTTCCATTCTTCGCTTCACACTCTTTATACACAACGACAACGACATTCCCCCCACTAGGATGCCAACCCGCATGAGTAACTTCACCGTTACCACTTCCCCATACGCGTTTGTCTTTGCGATTTTTATCCGTCACATCGACTCCATAATGAGTATATCCGAACTCTTTACGATAATTTGCATTTTTGTATCCTGCTGTCACTCGCATCTCGTTGATTGGTAAAATTAATTTTTGCGCCATTTTACTCCACCTCTTTTGAATTAACTTTGTTTACGCCCACTTCTAACATTTGCTTAATCGAGTCCGGAACCCATACATCTAACTGAACTAAATTCTCAGCAATACTCAAACCTTCTTTAAATGCAAACCCCACGATAAAAGTGCTTAAGATTAAATTTAGTCCTGGAACCATTTGATCTATAAGCATAAAAATCACTAACACAATACACTCACCGATTGAACGGAACATACCGTTACTACAAGTTCTACTTTTCAACTTCCCTTGTTTGGCGGCCACTAATACACCAGTGATAAAATCGATTACTATTGCTCCAAAAAAAATCATAAATAATACTTCTAAAGTTACTAATTCCATTTTTACCCCTCTTTCAAATTAAAAGGCCACTCAATGAGTGACCTATTTTTTATTTAATTAATCTACTAATTCGCGAGCATCCATTAAAGCGATTAATTCTTCATATTCTTCAACAGTAATGCGCCCTGCTGCTTTGTATCGATTTAATTTGTATTCCATGTCCTCGCGTTCATATTTCCCTGCTAAGATTAAAGTTTTTGCTTGTTGATACACTGTCATTGCCATGCTTTTAACCCCTCTCATCGTCGCCATCATAGGCATATCTAAATTCATTTCAATTTCAAATAATCTAAAATCCAGCTCAAATTGAGATGACATTAACTCTAAATCTCCGCTGACGCTAGAATTTACCGTTTCCTCGATTTCATTTTTTAATGCTACATTTTCTTTTTCTAACTCTTGGATCGTTACTCGTTGTCTTGCTACGACCGCCGGAAGATTAGTTGGCACATCGATTGATAACGTCGGAACTAAAGAACCCTCAGCGCTAGAACAATCATAGTGAGTCGTACCTTTATATGAATAAACGTGATTGTCGCTTAAATCAACTGTTTTAACAACCTCTTGAGCTAATTTGTAGCGTGTATTTGTCATATCAGTAACAAATTCTGAATTTAACTCGTCACCCTCTTGATAAGGTCTTGTTTCTGTTCTTTGAGTTAATTGTTGAGTTAGTAGATTTAATTCGTCTTTAACTTCTCCAACAGAACCTAATTCAACTGGTTCTAAGCAACTTAAAATGTTTGATTTATAAGGTTCGTAAGATGTTGCTTGTGTACCTTGTTCAATTTGAAGGATAGGCATAATATCTAAATCATCCCCAACTTCTGAATTGGCATAATAGATAAAAATGTAGTTATATCCAATAGGAATTGTTACAGTAGCTTTTGTTGCAGTATTTGCATTAAATAAACGTTTAACCTTCGTACCATCTTTTGGTTCTGCTATTGTACAATCTATTGCAAACCTACTGCTTTCATTAGTTTTTTGAATTGTATATGTACAACCTTCTTTAACATTAAATATTAAACTTCTCATATTGTTGTTGCCAACACATTTATCCCCACTACCATATCCATTAAAAATATTAGCATTATTTATGTCAAACAAATTCTTCCCAGTGGTCTTTAAAACAGGCAATTTAACCGACTGCATACCCTCAAAGTAAGGAATATCCCAATTTTCCATCCCGTCTTGGTATTCGATAATCATTGTTTTTAAGTTTTGAATCGTTTCAAAATCTTCATTTGAAGATATACATACATTAAATCCATATTCGTCAACCATGGTTTGGTTTGTTGTTGATTTAAGTATGACATTCCCTTTTGATTTAACAGTAAATACTTGATACGTGAACGTTTTTGAGTTTAAATAAAGTTTAGCATCTGAGTCACCATCGTTTATTATTACACATAAATACATGGTGGATGGCTTCAACGTTCCATTTTTTGCTTTTGCAATTGTAGAGTATTTTGGTGTTAATAATCCATTATTGATTGTTTCGCTATTATTAACCAATGTCTGACCTTTTAAAATTGCACTTTTAGAGCGCCCTTCAATAGAATCTGTCGCAGTGATATGTTGCCCATCGTAATGAACTGTATTGATCTCGCCTAGCAACCAATCAACGTCAGCATCGTTTTTCGCTTTTAACGACTCATGTTGGTTCCCCATGTAGTCAACCATGTCAGCCGGCATAACTCCACCGCTATCACCCTTTTCACCTTGCGGACCTTGTGGACCGACATCTCCTTTATCGCCTTTGTCTCCTTTGTCACCTTTAGGTCCTTGCGGTCCGGTAGCGCCTGTGTCGCCTTTATCCCCCTTATCTCCTTTAAGGCCTTGAAGTCCCTGCGGTCCACGTTCTCCTGTGTCGCCTTTATCTCCGGTCTCACCTTTGGGACCTTGTAACCCAGTGTCGCCTTTAGGACCTTGTAACCCAGTGTCGCCTTTAGGACCTTGTGGCCCTTGTAACCCAGTGTCACCTTTAGGACCAACAGGACCGACATCACCCTTAGGACCGCGATCTCCTTTGTCGCCTTTAGGTCCTACCTCACCTCGCGGACCTTGTTGTCCTGTATCACCTTTAGGACCTTGCTCACCTTGATAACCTTGAATCCCTTGCGGTCCTTGTGGGCCTTGTGGGCCTTGTGGACCTTCAATCTCGCCAAATCTTCCTTCAAATTCTTTGATTTTGTCATTGAATTTTGTTTGGAAATCATTTAGTTTTTCTTCTGCTTCGACATCGAAGTTTTCAAACTTGATTAATCCATCAAATAATTTCTTAGCATCATCACTCTCTACAATGTCTTTACTTGCGATTAAATTCGCTTTTGCTCGTAATGTGAATTTTGGGAATGCGATGTAGTCTTTTGTTTCCCTATCAGCAACAGAGACTTCGATTTTCAAACGCCCATCTCGGCGCAACACATCTTCGGGAACTCCAACGGTAATAATTGATGTTTCTGCGTCAACGACAACATCTTCAACGATTTTTCTATCGTCGTCATTCTCAAACAGAACGACGATTTTTTTATTTTCTACATTGAAAATATCTTCACCGTCAGTCAATTTGATTGCTAATTCACGAATACCGGTAGACGCTTGGATTAACTCGATGAATCTTTCAGTTACACCATTAACCACGTCAACAACAATGTCATACGTTCTTTTTAACATTAGACCAACCTCCTATTAATAAAAGCTACCTAAATGGTAGCTTAAAACGTCGTTTTTAATTGTTTAATTTTTTAAGATAGCAAATTTAACAAAATGTTAGTTATACTGCTTCATTAGTTATTATCAAAGCCTCTTCGGGTTCTGTTTTTTTAGGCAACTCTAAAGTCGGGGCTTCTTCTAGTTGTTGCGTCGAAGCCGTCATAACAGCTTCTGACGGGTAGATAATAATTTCGATATTAACAGACTTGCAATCACCGTTTATCTCAAATCTATTTTCGCCTTCTGTCTCAACCCAGGCGCTACCTCGGCCCTTGCAAACAATTGACACAATATCATACTCGCAACCTTTATATTCAAGCGGAATGCTGCGGATGGCTTTACCATTGACCAATTCTACATTTTTATAAAGGTATCGAACACCATCAACATTGCTTGTCACGCCATAACTTTCACCGATTCTACGTGTATCATAATTTGCATATGTACTAGCAGTTTTCATGTTATGCATCGTGTAATTGTGAAAATCCCAGTGAGTGTAAGAGTGAGTGTTTGTAGAGCTCTGCATCCAAATGACACCTTTCGGCACTCCTTTTCCATCCATGCAACCCAAGTGCATTTGATAACCACCCATCACATAAAGAGAGTGTCCGCTATTCACCGCTTCATAGATAGTAGATGGTGATGTGTTTAAGTAGTCGAATTGAATAGCTCCACTTCCTGCTAAATGTAAGTGAGCTAACTGTCTAATACCGTAACCATGAGCATGAACATCTTTCCAAAAATTGATACCTTTAGGTTGGAAAGTATCGTTAGAGGAAATAGTTAAGGCTTGATCCATGTTCAATGTCGAATTGGCATCACTCATGCTACTTGTCCCAAGTGATAGGTAAGTACCGTTATTAGCGGTTGAAATGGCTAACCCATTGGCTGACGCAGTTCCGGAGTGCAATGCCGATTGAGTGATGTATGCCCCTAATTGTGTGCCATTCCAGGGATGGAATGTTATCCCACCATTTTTAATCCCCAGCGTTTGTTGGGAACTGTTATTGAACGATGACATACCACTCGAACTAAATTGAGTGTATGCGCCTGCGTTTGAGTTCATCCTAATTCCAGTCTGTGACATTACGATAGTATTTGTGATCCCGTTGAAACCGACTTTAACGCTGTCTGAACTTTGCTCAATGATTGACTTAACGCCGTTTGAATCCACTTTTGATGCTATCTTATCAGCTGTTTGCGTGATGGCGGTGTTAGCACTTTGAATTTTGCCGTTTAGATCAGTGTAATTGGCTGACACTGTAGCGTTGATTGAATCGGCTTTTTGCTGAATGACACTATTCATTTGCGTTGTAGTTGAATAGTTCTGTAATTTATCATCAGTGGATTTATTAGCACTAGCAATAGCCTCTTGTTTCGCTTGATTCACTGTTGAAGAAACTGTTGAAGTGATGGAGTCGGCTTTTTGTTGGATAGCACTATTCATTTGAGTTGTTGTTGGATAGTTCTTTAGTGCATTAGTAGTATTTGCGTTAGCTTCGTCAATTGCTTCGTTTTTAGCTTGCGTAATTGTTGAGGATACCGTGTTGATGATTGCATCAGCGGTTATTTTTTGTTCAGCTGAACTTTTCCATGTTTCTAAAGCCGAAACTTTACCATCAACCGTCGTCTGCTTTTCTTCAACTCTTTCAACACGCTGAGTAATTGAGTCGCTTACAACTTTAATTTGAGCGTTCGTGTAAACTTTAGACTCATCTATTGCACTATCTTTTTTAGCATCACCGATAAAGTCGATGGCTTTTTGGGCCATTTTTTTAAATTGCGCTAAAGCTGTATTATAAGCGCTAAAGGCTTGGTCTAATTGATTTTTCTCGGTCGCTTCATTGAATTTACCGTCTGAAATAATATTGTTAATCGTTGTTTTTAGCGCCGTATGCTTTTCGTCATAAATATCCTTAGCTTCTTTAAGTTGAGCTTTAACACCCGTTGCTTGAGCGCGGATAGTGATGTTAAAGACTTCCGATGTAGCCGTTAAACTACCATCACTAACTTGAATTTGCCCCGTGTGATTTCCGATACTTAAACCACTACCATTAAAGGTGTAAGAAGTTCCGGACTTTGTAGGACTAATAGTGCTATAACCGCCGGCATCTAACTTCAATTTATGTGTAAGTGTATCCCCATCGGGGTCAGTAGCCGTATAACTCAAAGTATAGCCGCCGCTTGACGTTTCGTTTGAAACTAATACAAAGCTGATAGTTGGAGCGTTATTCGTTGGTGGTGTCGGTGTTGGCGGTGTAGGTGTAGGTACATGAGTTGTTAGAACATTAACATTAATAGTCTTAGATGAAACATTGTTAGAGCTAATAGTAATTGTTGTAGTTCTATCAGTAGTGATAGATGTATCTTTAACACCACGAACCGTTACTGTCTGTTCAGTATTCCAGTTAGAAGGCGTAAAGGTTAAAGAAGTTGGATCTAAAGTAATATAGTTATTACTTTTGCTAATAGATACAACTTGATTGTTTGTAGGAGCTTTATCTAGTTTAACAGTGAAGGTTCCAGCGTTATCCTCTGCTACGTTCATGTTCGTCTTATTAATGACGATATTCCCGTATGTAGGAATACCTTCTGTAGGTTTAGATTTAGCGCCGGTGATAACATACTTAAATGTATTTAATGATTCTAAAGGATATCCGCTAAAATCAAATAACGCTTGGTTATCTACTGCGCTACCACCATAATATTTCCCTGCGTCCTCCGCGTCATATTCTCCTGCGTAGCTTGATGCCCAACCGGAACCATATCTTTCCCAAATAGCGCTATTTTGCGACCATTGATTAGCAGGACCAACAGGTAACCATGCAGGCTCCCAATAGAATGCTCCAATACCTTTACTTCCGACATTTATAACCGCTTGGAATACGTCACGAATATGATTAGCTTGTCCTTGAACTGAAATTGGATATAACATATCTCCCATAACACTAGACAATGAGTTTCCATGTCCGTCTCCATCCTCAGTAGTATAAGGATATTGAGTTTCAGCGACCATTACTTGCTTATTGTATGTATCGGCAACGTGTTTTAATTGGCTAGTTAAGTTCTCCATAGAACCATGAATATTAGGGTAGTACGATGACGCAAAAACATCGTAGTCCACATTATTATCATGATAATCTTTTGATATCCATTCGTAGCCACTCTGTGGTTCTGTATTGTGGACTGCAACTAGAATATCTTTGCTGACTTCGCGAATTGCTCTGCTACCTGCGTTCATTAATCTAGCAAGCTCTGCAAACGACACTGTTTGGTATCCTTCTCGTTCCCATGTCGAGCAACCACAGAAGCCATAACCAGTTTCGTTTCCGACTTGAACCATACCAACGTTTACACCGGCGTTAACAATCTGTTCTAAGCTAGATTTTGTAAAGGTATAGATAGCATCTACTTTTTGTTCAACCGAGTAGCTCTGCCATGCTTTAGGTGCTTTTTGTTTGGCTGGATCTGCCCAAAAATCCGAGTAGTGAAAGTCAATTAATACTTTCATACCGTATTTAGTTGCGCGCTTACCAATTTCTATAGCTTTATCTAAATCGTTGTTTCCTCCACCGTACCCATTGCCGTATGAGTTATACGGATTATTCCATACACGAATGCGGATGTAGTTGATGTTTGCTTCCGAGAGAGTCTTTAATAAGTCTTGTTTCTCTCCGTTTTGTCCATAAAATGATACATTACTTTGTTCCAACGAGATAACACTCGAAACATCGACACCTCGAATCTTCTCCATTGTCATTCCGTTAACTTTGTCAATATCAATTGTGGACGTTATGGCATCATTATCACCGGACACAGCAAAATCTACAACAAGGACTGAAATATGTTTCTTAGTATTACCGCTAGATATAGTTAACGTTGTACCACCTACTAAAGAACCAGTGACATTTACTGTTTGTCCTACGCTCCAATTCGAAGAAGTAAATGTTAATGTAGATGTATTAGTGCTTGCGCAAGAAGAGTTGCTATTAGTAATGGTGATTGTTTGAGTTGCGCTAATAGCGGTATCTAACTTAACACTAAAAGACGTAGATTTTCCTTTTTGAACGCTTAGCGAAGTTGTGGATACAACTATTCCAAACTTATCTGCGGGGGGAGTGGTTTCCGGAGCTTTTGCAACAGTAACTTGTATCCCATACTGATAACCACCATCATCTGCTGTTGCAGTTACTCGCGTTGTTCCAACGCCTTTTGCGGTGATTAATCCACTATCTGATACCGTAGCCACAGACTCTGTTTCTGCCCACCACCAAATCTTCCGGTTAGTCGCGTTAGAAGGAACAACAGAAGCGATCATCTGTCTAGTTTGACCGACTTCCAGCCTCACATCCCACGCATCAACTTCAATCCCCGTAACTGGAACTGTCGTGCTCCCACCACCTCCGCCACTACCTCCATCGCCCGAAGATTCAGACACGATGTGAATCGGAACACTTGCTGTGCCATCATTTACGAAAATTATATTTAAAGTATCTTCTCCCTCGGTCATCGCTATAACGGTAACGGATGTACTTGTTTGAGTGGTAGCTTCAATAGATAATTTACCATTAGCAGCATAAGCGGTGCGAATTGTATCACCTGTAACAGTAAAAGTTTTCTTCTCCCCAACTTTCATTGTAGCTTCGCTAGGCGATACAACACCAACTCTAGCTATTTTGTCATCACTCATTCTATCACCTCCTATTTCAAATACTCATTAGTGTATAACTCGTTATATTGAGCATCCACATCAGCTTTTTCCGTATCTAATCTTTTTAAATGCTCTTGGATGGCTAACGCTTCTGCTTCATCGATGATTCCATCTCTAAAGGCATCACCTAAAACATCGCCCAAATTGGAAATTTGATCTTCTACTTCGGTGATTTGTTGATTAACCTCGTTTTTTAACTTATCAACTTCGTCCTTAATGGTTTGGCTAGTTTGTGTGGATGTAGACACGTCCTCGCTATTAATTCTTAATGATGTTACATCAAGATTAACATTACCGAATGAGTCGATGTCTAGTGTGCGTTTTCCGTTGCCGTCTGTCACACTCATTTGTTTAGCGTCAATATAGTTCCCTCTTAACTCACCATACCAACCACGCCCAAGATTTAACTCGCCAATTAGAGCATCACCAATCGCTGCTGACTCAACATAGTTACTTAAATCTGATATTTTAACAGTATTTACCTCAACTTCATCGCTAAATTCAGTACGTTGACCGTGCGTATTGATCGCACAGGCTCTGAAATACCACGTTTCATTAGGTTCTGCTTGATATAAGTATGTACTGGCTTGTCCGCTGAATATCAAGTTGAATGTGTTAGGCACGAAGCCTTTTGTTTTTGATGCGTAAAGTTCATATGAGTAATAAACTTTATTCTCAAACGTCCAGGAAATCTCGATATTAGCAAATCCATAAACTTTAGCAGTGATATTAGGAACTTCCGGCAATGTTTCCGGGAAATCTCCAATCGAACCGTCGGCTCCTGCCGGTCCTTGCGGTCCTGGTGGCCCTGGAGGGCCTTGTGTTGGTCCATCTCCTGTTCCTCCGATGATATCGCCCAAAGTCGTTCTAGGTTCACCTAACTCCATACTATCGTAGCGCCCTCTTAATACATCAAAGACAACTTTAATAACTTTTGCTTGTGTATCGATGTTATAGCGTGAGTCTTTAATTGTCACGACATCGCATAAATTGATGCGATCTTCTAAGCCTTCATATCCGGCACATTTAGATAATGGGATAAACTCAATTTTGTAATTACTTTTAGGAATATCAACTTTATTATTCGTGTATTCCTTTGTGGCTAGATTGTTAAGTTTTGTTGCAGTCGGAACTTCGTCGTCCTCAAACTTCTCTGAGTAATCGATGTACTTGACATAAGGATGAGCGTAATTATTAATTAAAGGACTATCGATGAAGTCACCACGCACTTCAACTTCTTGATTATCCTCATCGGTGTAAATGGCATACGGCATAATACGTGTTACTAAGTCTGTTGTATCTTCCTCAACCTCTAAGCCTGTTAGGTTCTTACGGTACTCAATAATAACGTCATTATCACGTCCACGTCGATTTAATACATGAATATCTGTGTTATCGCGTAAAATCTCGGCTCCTGTACCGTAAGTGTCAACTATCGAACCACTTGTCCCCCCGATAGCTTCAAGGCAAGTTACTTTGTTGACTTTGAAGTTTTGTGCGTTAATGATGTCCGAATGCCCTTTAAAATGCTTTGAAAATTGCGAATTTCTAAAGATAGTATTCAACGCATACTCACATGATTGATTTTCAATGCTAATACTGTCTACCCAATCATGAGCTAAATCAAAAGAGATATGACGAGCGCATATCTCAATTCGATTAGCCATTAGCTTTCTTGTGTTATAAATGCGGAATTTCTGATTCTTAAGATAGTCATTAGCGTCCGCGACAATGATATTATCGTAAACGATTGATTCTAAGATAGAGGAATTAGCCGGGTAAATCATCGTCAATTCGAAGATTCCGTTACGTTCTTCTTCAACCAGACACTCGATGCAGTCGTTTAAATCTCCGATTTTAACCGCACCGGTCTTATCGTATAAAATAGGGATCATTCTGACACCTCCGTTGCATCAAAGCGAATAGATATTTCGGCAAAATTATCAATCAACTCCGATACATCAATCTGATTTGTGCAAATCGCCTTAAATGTCGTCCCGTCATACATAGTTAACGTTTGATAACCGATAGGATTTTGTAACCAAGCGCCGATTTGTTTGGCTAGATGAGGCAAATTAGCGTTGCTTCTTGCGTCAACAAAACACTCTAGTTCTATTTGAAGATTTTCTTTGCTACCATCATCGATGATTAAATTCCCCGTACGTCCAGGGACTGAGATAGATTCGATTTTTTTAGCCGGTCTAGATAGGTGGTTAGAGTTTTTTACTTTTAAACCATATCTTTCGCTACTTGTTCCATTAAAAGTGAAATACATCTAAACACCTCCTAATGCTATTTTTTTGCGTCGAATTAAATAAGTTAATTCATCAGCGATTTTTTCGATGTCATTCGCTGTATTGTTGTAGAAATTATCGATTTTAAGCACGATTTCAACCGCACCGCCTGCGTTGTTGAGCATCTGCTCAGTCTTATGAGCCGGTGTAACCGATGCCCCTCTCGGCATATTAACAAGTTCGGGGCCTTGTTCCCCAACAAGTGTTAAACCGCCAAGTGTGTAGTTTGAACCCTTCCACAATGTCGGGATTTTAGGAATATTAATTCCTTTACCACCTAACCCAGGCACCCAATCCGGAAGTTTGATTTTGTTAAGTCCCCCAATTAAGGTATTAACCATGTTAATAATCGCATTGATTGGTGCTCTAGCGATTGTTTTCAATCCATTCCAAATACCACTGAAAATATCACTCACACCTTGCCAAGCTCGTCTCCAATTACCGGTAAATACGCCACCAATAAAGTCGATAATTCCTTGAAATGCCGGTTTTAACGAACGGTCCCACAATTTAATGATTGTTTGGAACACCGTTTCTACAATAGGCATGATTCCGTAAGTAAATACTGTATTAAAAACAGGGAGTAATACGCCTTTAAGGAACGTTCCGATTGCTTCAAAAGCCGGTTTTAACGCCGTTTCCCATAGTTTTTTAATCATGGTGAACACTTCGTCCACAACACGTTGGATTTGTGGCATATATTCCTTGAATTTATCAAATAATTTACGAACCCAATCCATAACCTGTTCAAATACGGGTTTTAAAAGGTTTTCCCAAATCGATTTAATCGCCTTTGAAACTGTGTCCCATAGGTCTAAGACGTTTCCGATGTTTTCGTTAAAAACATCCCATAGCGTAAATAGATAATCCATGAAGAAATCCCACACCGGTTGGATGACACTCGACCAAATATCGCTAATAACCGCTCCTACATTTTCAAAGCAACTTTCGATCTTTCCGCTGTTCTCCGCAAACTTTTGAGCCATATCTGAAAACATTTCTCTAAAACCATCAATTAAAGGCACGATCATGCCTTGATATGTTTCCTCAAAAAATGAAGTCATAGATTGCCATATTGCCTGCAATCCAGTTATATCGACACCTATTGATGCAAAGGCTTCTGATAAAGAACCGGTTGAGTTATAAACCCCAAAGAACGCTTCTATTAATTTAGCAGCTTGTGTCACGATATTCCCCATCATCGTCACTAAAGGCGTGAAGATTGGAAGTAACTGAGTACCGATAACCTCGTATAAGCGAGTTTTGGCTGACTCTAATCGTTTCATTTGATTGGTATATGAACCACTTGAACGTTCAGCATCTCCGATAGCATTTACCGATTGCTTTAATGCTTCTTGATAATATGCTTCGGCTTTTTCTGCCTGTGTCAACGCATCCCATTTTTTGCCTAATGATTTGACGTACTCACTATTTTGCATAGTTGTGACCGATAGGTTTAACCCTAACTGTTTAGCCATTTCGGTCTCACCAAACATAGCTTTCGTCATGGCTTCTAAAGCAGTTGCATCATTAACGTTATTGAAAGACGCTAAGTCATAAGCTAATTCAGTGTATTTTTTAGACAAATCACCTGCAACTTCTTCTGACATCCCCATGCCAATCATCAAGTCGGCTTGATTACTGATTGCCGTGCGAATTTCAGTAGATGAACGACCGATGGCGTCCGCATAATCATTCGCCCAAGCAGTCATCGCGTCACCTGTGTTTGCAAATACGACGTTGAATTTATTTTCCATCTCTTCGAGCGTTGCTGCCGCACTCAAACACTCTTTACCAAAACTAACTACTGCTTTAACTGCAAACCCTGTAGCAACCGCCGTAGCAATCCCTTTTAACTTACTAGAGATGCTAGAAGATGCGCTATCGACCGTTCCTTTTGTTTGGTTCATCGCGCTATTGAATTGAGCGTTATCTAGTTTGATTTTGACCGTTAAATCTCTTAAGGCTTCTGCCATTTTTTCACCCCCAACCCGTTAAATTTTCGATTTTAAAAACTCCAATGTTTCGTCGCGTTCTTTTTTGGTTGGTTTCTTTTTCTTCTCATCTTTGAATGGATTAACTTCTTTAAATTTCTTACCGCCTTGAATTAGACCAGTAGCGTTGTATACTGATAAGAAATTCAGATGATAATCACGCTTCATCGCATCAAAATGGCCTTCGATTGCCATGTCGCACTCCCTCAAAGACATCGAGTAAAAAGAAGAAGGAGACATTTTCATGTCTCCAACGATGATTTTATACAGACGGTCGATGTAGTCTGATAACTCGAATGGTTCGGCACTTTCTTCACTATCTACTTTCCCTCTTTAAACCCTAAAGAGCGAACTAAAGCGTTAACCATCACATTCGTTAAATCTTCGATATTACCTTCTGACTCTAAATAATCAGACATAACGTTTCCGGCATCTTCTTTTGATTTAATCTGATCGCGTTGAATTTTCTTTAATCCATAATAAAAAAGCGAGCGTAATTGAATGAAGTCAAGTTCTAACTCACCAGTCGATAGTGCCATGACGTCTAGTCCATCCAATTTCATCTCACAAATAATATTCATATCGTATTTAATGAAGTATTGCTTACCATTAACCGTAATTAACCCATCAACCATACTTTTAAAACCACCTTTTTAATTTAATCTCTTGAATCTTTTAACTCGCCACAACCCTCAAACGCGATTGTATACGATACCACGTCATCTTGCCCAGCTTCGATTGACATTGAAGTGATGATCGCTTTTCCTTTGTAACAGATACCCTCAGTGTTTGAGAACTCTAATTCTACCTCTTGGCTATTTTTGAAAGCCGTTTGAACCGCTGTGATACCAGCATCACTTAAGAAGTAAATACCATCACATGATGACGACCAACTTTTGATACCAGGTAATTTTTTAGACCATCCACCTGTCGTCTTGCAAGTAGCGTCAACCGACTCCGCGCTTAATTCTAATGAAGCATTGCGTTGCCCACCAACCACTTGCGAACCAATTTTAATTAATACATCTAATCCACGTACTTCTGTTGCCATAAAGCACCTCCTTAGTAAATTTCAAACGTGAGTTCTAATATTCCATGATAAATATCATCTTCACGTTGGATTCTTTTGAACCAATCTGTTAAATTAGCGACCTCTCCATTTCCTACAGGGATAACATCGCTAAATAGATTAATGACTGAATTAGCCATTTCCTTAACCTCTTTCTGCCCGTTATAAGCACTAAAAAGGTCTACTTGAATAAAAATCTCATTCCCTTTTGATGTTTTAGTGTTTAATGGTCTATCTTCCGTGTAGCTAAAGGCCCCATATGGATAATTTTCATCTCTTAAACCATCATAAAACGGGAATTTTAAGTTACTTTTAAATAACTCATACAATGCTTTTTGAAGTTCTAAGTCCATCTTATTTGCCTCCTAAGATGTCTTTGATTTTTGTTTCTAATTTTGCTACGTTTTTGTTAAAAGCTGGTCGCATATAAGGTTGCGGCGATTGCTTATACGTCCCGTATTCAACGAAAATAGCGTAATCCGTATGCGCTCCAACGCTCACTTCGTAATTATCGACGTTAGATAAATCAAATGTAATTGAGCCTTGTAATCTACCCAAATCGACCGGGCAAACTCTTTTAGCATCGATTTCAATAGCTATCGCGCATTTTTTTAAATTATCTTTTAATTTTTGCTCAACACTATTGTTATATTGGTTCAAACTTTTTAAAAACTGCGTTGAATCAATTTGAAAGTCAACCTTACCCATTTACGACCAACTCCAAAACGCTACCCTTTGAATGGATATCTTTAATCCCGATGATTGAATACATTAATCCATCATATTTAATTAATTGACCGTCAGCTGGATTAAATCTTTTATCACAAATAAGTTTAGCTTGGATTTTAAAGCCTTTTTTCGCCCCTGTAACATCTTCATTCATTACCTTAGGTATAAATTTACCTCGTAACTCATTAGACTTCACAGGAACTAAATTAGAGCCGCCATAGCCATCGACAATAGGCTTGTATTTATACACTTCAACTTTAGAGTCAATCATTACAACGTCCTCAACTTTCTACCAGTTGAAGCGACATAATCATCTAAGATTGATTTGTATGGCGCAATCATATCATCTACGAATGTCACACTATAACCATCGACAGTCTCACTCTTTGCTGCTTCTGATCCAAACTTGCGATATCTAACAACCGCCATCTCTTCACAAATCCACTGCAATTCTTTTGGAACTGATGATTTACGAATAGCAATTTTAATCGCACGTTCTGCATCTTCAACAAATAGCTCCACACGAC